CACCACCAACAGGTCTCACTTCAACTTTATCGTTCACTTTAATTAACATACTTTTCACCACCTTTTGTAATTTTCTTTGCAACGTTTCCAGTTTTCTTATACCATAAATCATAAACATGTTGCATAGTTTTAAATTTTGATTTTGGTATTGATATATCTACCCTCTTACAGGTACCCCAATTAGGACCTGGTGAAGGTATTACAGTAAAATTAATATGTTTGTACATAATATAAAATCTTTCTAATTAATTAATTTCAACTTCAGCGTCTTCTTCAACTTCTTCAAACTCATTAGTATAGTCTTCAACGTAATCTGACAGAGCGTCAAACTTACTATCTAAATCAACAGTATCACATTCTATATTTCTGTCTTCATTTTTTTCGTTAAAGTCATCAATTAACTTAGTCATCTTTGCATTAGTCTCAGCAAGAAGACTATCACAAGCATTGTGCAAGTCAGCAATTAAGTCAGCATTTGATTTATTTGTCATAATGTATATTACCTTTCTTTGTTATTATAGATACATACTAACATATAAATACTAGAAAGTCAAGCGAAAAAATGACTTTTTTTAAGAGGTGCGACAATATGTCAGATATGTACACCTTTTGTTCACTATTTGTTCTTTTGAAAGGAGAATATTATGGGTTATTTAAGTAAATTATGGACCTGGACAGACAGTCTTTGGAATCCTAAGAAACCTTTAGTGTTAACGAAAGATATGGAAGTTAAAACTAAAAAGAAAACTACAAAGAAAAAATCTAAAAAGAAAACTATAAAGAAAAGGATTAAAGCATGAGTTGTAACAACTGTGGTCACAATTCTCATTGTGGTTTGCCATTATATGAAACGAGTAAAGTGGATGGTACTGGCGAAGAATATCAATATGAGATTTGTAAGCATTGTAGATGTGATGATTGCTCAGAATAATTATGCCAAGAATGAGAGAGTTTACCTTTGATAATGGTAAAGAAACTAAAAAAGTGGAAGCAATGTCTTATAAGAAAGCCGTCAAGTCTTATCAGACAAGTGCAAATTTAAAAGATGACGGCAACATAGTAAACGTAGAATGGATATCTAAAAAAGGAAACTTAGAAGGTATGCGTCAGATACTACCACTAGGTAGGGAAAAGAAATTGAGGTAATATGGCGAAGTTAGCAAAATCATTTGTAGCACATTTATCTCACCCTAAAAAGACCTCACAAGGTAAACGTAAAGGTGTTTCTTTTTCTACTATGAACAAATCTAAAAAAAGACAATTCAAAGCGTATAGAGGGCAAGG